TCAATCCGGAATGAAGTTCTTGACGTGCTGCCACGTCGGCATTCGGTCCTTCAGGTTCTGCCACGAGGAGAAGTTGTTCTTGATGTCGCCCCAAGTGCAGTACCAACGCTGAATGTCCAGCGTCAGATGGCACGGCTTTCGAATTTCAAGCTGTCCCTCAAGCAGCGAAAGATCGAGATCGACCATGTCGTTTCCCGGTCGCGGCTTGACTATGACACGAAGCGTATAGTGTGCAGCGCTCACCTCAGAACGCGCCCCGTCGTAGAACTGAGAGACCAGCGTTTGGATTGAGCTGCGCGTCAATTTGTTGAGGTGATTAAAGAAGTCAAGCACCGCCAGGCGTCGATCCTGTAGCGTGCCGTTTGGCGGCAGATTGAGCCACTTTTCCCACTCCTTGCACCGATCCTCGGACATGGTCATGATGAAGGCGTCAAGCATCATCTCGCCTCTGCCCGTCTTGATCTCGTCAACCACATTCCCCTGGGCCTGTAGGATGATCTGCATTTCAGGGTATTCAACCCAGAACGGCGGCTGGTAGCCGCGCATTCGCTGATAGGATTCTCCGCTCATTCGGCCACCCATTCAGTTGTGCCAAGCTTGGCGATTTCTTCGTCTCCGAGCGTGACGTTTTCCTTCTTGCCGTTCACGGACACATCCAGTGCAAGATCGACGGTTTCGTTGCCAGCGATGATGCCTGCGATGGCTGTGTAGGACACAATCGTTCGCGAATAGTTGAGCGTGTGCAGGTACTCCGTGATTTCTTCCTCCAGACCAACAGGCTGTTCAAAGCCGGCACGCAGGACCAATGTGGCTTTGACGTTGATCGCGACCTCAGTTGCCGTCGTCACGGTCACGGTGGCGCCAATCGGGGCCTTCCCTTCGCCGACGCCTTCGGAACCCGGGTCAAGGAACTCCTGGAATCCGTCAATCAGCTCTTTCGATGCAACCGTGTTCTCGGACGAGAGAATCGACACTTTGACCGTTCCCTTGCCGTTCCATGTCGGGAAGATCTTGTAGTTGCCAATGCCGGCATATTCTCGACACCACTTCTCGTACTGCGCGATGTTGCCGTCGAGCGTCATGGTCGGCAGTGTGTCGAAGTAGCGTTGGCGGAAGTCTTCTGTGTCCTCTTCCTCTTCGCCGTAGACAACAACCTCCTCGAGCATCTGAGCCGTCTCAAGCCCCTGGATGTAGTTGATGGGAATCAGTCGGCCGCTGTTGAGATTGCCGATTTCACCGGCCGTTTCGCACCGTAGGTTGTAAAGGCCGTTCTCGACCTTCTCCGTCACAACAAAGTTCACGTCCTCCAGGCTGAAGCGTTCCCCGATAGCGATTTCAAGGCTCGCCGGCGTGAATTGGCCGCGGCGAATAGCATACGTCGCTTCGTAGGGCGAAATGCCGATTTCCGCGCCTCGCTTGATCAGCCACTCGCGCTGAGCCGTGCCGGCAAAGGTGTCGGCACGAGCCTGTGCAAGCTCGGCGTACTCGTCAGCGAGCTCTCGAGCAGCTGGCGCAAGAGCGTCGTAAATAACACTGCCCTCGCGCTTGTCCATCGTTGCAGGAACGCGATCAAGCATTCCCCGCAAAATCTGGTCATAGGTTTTAATGGTCATACCTGAACCTCTACGCTGGAAGAAACAGCGCCGAAAATCGTGTTGGCTACAAAGGAAACGGCTAGGGCATCACCCGAACGGCTGAACTCAAATTCGGAAACGGAAGTGATTCGCTTGTCCCACGTAAGCGCTTCAGTAATGCGCCGCTGAACGTCCGAGAGAATCCATGCCAGCGGCATTCCGATCAGATCCCACAGTTCGCTGCCGTAGTTGTCGGTGTAGATCTTTGAGTAGACAAAGCGCTCGGTTTGCAGAATCTTGAAAATGGCCTGCTTCATCGCGGCCTTGCCGTCTGTCAAACCTGAGATGCGCTTCGTTTCCAAATTCATGTAGTAGGTTTTCGTCGGCAGATCCGCTTCACTTTTCAAAGTGACGTTTCCTTGAGTCAGCGAGGGATCTTCTGCCGTCACTGTCGGGATCATGAGGCCTCCACAACACGGTCGATGATCAAAAACTTCTGGCCACCCTGCTGCTTGAGCAGAGCAACCTTGTCCCCCAAGACTAGACCCAGATGTAAAGTGAACTGTTTACGGCCTACGTACTGGTGGTCATGAGCCTGAAACGAGGGGTCATGAGCGCCTCCCTGCATCTTCTCGACCATGTGATTGACCGTCTCTTCGAGCGTGTACTCGGTCACGCCGCGGCACAACACCAAAAAGTCCTTAGTGAGCACCGTCTTTTGATCCAGAGTCACCTCAAGCGGCGAAACCTTTGTCACCGTTCCGAAGTACAAATCCATCGGCTGGCGACTGTTGAAAACGCTGTTGGCGATCCCTTTGACCAGATCTGCAAAATTAGGCATGCCACAGCTCCGGATTGATGAAATCGATGTCCATGCTGTGGTCGTCGCCAGCAAATCGGTGCGTCACCTGTTCAGCAACGAGTAGCATCGGCGCAAGCCCCGTTTCCTGTTCCAGACTGATCGTGATGCCATTCCCGGCTCTGATTGTCGGTTCACCCCTGATACCCTTCAGGGAGAAGTTTTTCGACACAAGGTTGCGCATGCTCATCGTCATGCGTGCGTAATTCGCCCCATTCAACCCGTATTGGATTTCCTTATAAAACTTCAATAAACCCCATTTGGCCACATTGACGTTGTCGCGCAGGTTGTACGTTTCGAATTTGCCCGTCTGAGGATTTGAGATCCCGATCTTTACCGCGTTTGCCGTTTCTCGATCAATGGATGTCACCAATCTGAAGTCTTCCAGGTTGTCCTTATTAATCAGCATGCGTAACTGCATGTCGTTGATATTCTTCAGCGTCAGCTTGCCGAAATCGTCGTACAGGACAAAGCGATTTTGCGTATTGGCGTGCGTAATACCGAGAGCCTGCAAGATGCACTCCCACATGCTCACGCCCATCTCGTTGCGAGCCGGGATTCGGAACTCGGTATCGGCAAGTTCTCCGACCTGCAGTTCGTAGTCCTCTGCGATCATTCGGATTACTTCGGTCGCCGTCTTGTTCGTGTAAACATAGGGTTCTTCCTGCCGCAAATACCGAAGCTGATCGTACGCGGTGCATCGAACGAGCCGATCCTTCGTTCTCTCACGTTTAAACAGGTAGCCTGAAAATACGGGTTGCTGATCGCAATAGAACTGAACTTTCGCACCTTCGGGAAAACTCAAATTGCCATCGTCGTAGACGGTAAATTCAAGTCGCCCCGGCGCTCCCGCAATCCTCGTCTCCCATGCAACATCCTCTACAACTGGCGGACGATACGCATCGCCACTACTCGGTGATTTGAGAATCTGAAGCTCGCAACTCATGCTCGTTGCTCCTTCGTAGTGCCGTCTTGGTTGACTTCGGCTGTGCGCGGAGGGTTGTACGTTTTAAGTCGAACCTTCACACACAGATCAAACCCATACTGCGAACGGTCTTCGACGACGGAATAGTCTTCAAGCACCATCTTCAAATTGATGTTTGAAAACGAGTTGAAATTTGTCAGACTCAGCTGCTCGCCAATCATTCGAACGCAAATGAATTGAAAAGGCTCCTTGTCCTTTTTCCAGCGTTCAAGTTCATCCAGAAATAGCGTAGCCGCCACACCGGAAGCTAAATTTCCGAGATCCCCGAGAGCGTCAGTAATGCCGCCGACAACAGAGCCGGCAGCTGACGCAAACGGATAGTTCGTATGCGGAATCAAAAACTCAAAGCTGATTTCAGTCAGCCCCGGCTGCTTGAGAATGTTTGCCTCCGTGCCATCGATCAGCTCGATGGTTTTGTTTCGGTTGCCGTAGACCGTGGTGATAGCCGCCGGAGCGATCGGTAGCGGCAGATAGCTTAGAAAAACCTGATACGCCATCAGTGAACTCCTTCGGCGCTCATCTGCATGCTTTGCTCAAGCTTGCGCAACATCATGTCGATGAGACTGTCTGCGTCGGCCTTATTGGAGATCGAATTGTTATTCGTGACATTGACTCCGTAGGTGTTATTCGAAATTCGGTTCACGGCCACACGTTCGCCGTACTCCTGCATGAGCTTCACCTCTTCGTCGTAGTTGCCCGTGTTGGCCGCCGTCTTTTCAGAGGCCGCAGTAATTCGGTCAATCTTGGCCTTGGTGTCAGCATCGATCGCAGAGATGTTGGCCGCGAAGTCGTACGCCGGTACGTCCTTCAAAGAAGGCGTCACAAACGATTTGAAGGAATCTTTTGCTGAAGCGATCGTTTCGTCGAGCCATTCGCGTCCCGACTTAGCGTTGCCCGAAAGACTCCAGTTGATGTCCTTGGTGGACATCGGCTCGTACACCGGGGAGCCGTCGAACTTGCGATACGTTCCCATCAACGTGTCACGCTTGGCGGCAAACTCGTCGGCGTACTGAGCCATCGTTTTATCGCTGTTCTTGTCCCACTTAATGTCTTCGACGCCGAAGAACTCAAACGCCTTGGCGAGCCCCCCGGAGACACTCGACAAGAAGTCGTAGAACTTGGCCTTCATGCTCGTCCAGAGGTTTTCTCCGAGCGTTCCGACAAGGTCCCAGATCTTCTTGCCAAAATTAACGATTCCGCCCAACGCATTGTCCAGAAGGATCACGAAGTTCTTGATGTAGCCACCAACCACACCAAAAACGGAGCCTACAACGTCGCCAAAAGTTACACTGCTCCCGGTCAAGCTGTTGAATGCCTCAACGCCCGCATAGACCAAACCACAAAGCGCACCCATTCCGAGAACGACCAACCCCACGGGATTAGCTGTCATAGCGGCGTTGAGCGCCCACTGAGCCGCACTCAGTGCCCCGGTTGCAATCGACGTAGCCAAAGCCGCACCGCGCACAGCAAGATACCCGGCAGCCATGCCGCCGAGCACCGGCACCATAAAGCCAAGGTTCTGCTGAGCCCACTGTGCCCCTTGGCGAATGCTGTCGAAAGTCCAAAGTGCTGCCTCTCCGAGACGCTCAACGCCCGCAATAGCCACAGACGTAAACTGCATAAGCGTCTTGTTGTTGGCCAAGGCAGAGACCTGATCCAGAACGGGCTTGAAAGCCATCGTCGCCGACGTCTTGAATCGAACCCAAGCCTGCGCCCAGGTCAGCGGCATGGAGTCGAGCTTTTTATTGACGTCATCGACGGAAGACATGACAGCGTTCTTCACGATGTCAGCCGTCAGCACGCCTTCTGAGGCTAAATCTCGGATTTTTCCGATCGGCACGTCCAGATACTTCGCAATCGACTGAATGATCGTGGGAGCGCCTTCGAAGACAGACTGCAGTTCGTCACCGCGCAGAACGCCCGCGCCCAAGCCCTGCGTGAGCTGGATGATGGAGTTCTGCATTTCTTCAGGCGTAGCACCCGCGATTGCGTATTGCTTGGCGAGAATTTCAGAAAAAGCCGCAATTTCCTTGGTGGAGCTAAAAGCGCTACCTGCGTTCATACCGACGCGGGTAATGACCTGCCCCATCGTTGTCATGTCAGTGCGAGAGCGCTGTGCCGCCTCGTACACACCCTGTTCGAGTTCAGGAACCGTCTGCTTACCGTCGTTGATAAGCGCCAGACGAGACCGAACGTTTTGAAGCGCATCCGCCGTTCGAACAATCGCACCGGCACTGAATGCTGTAGCCATAGCGGCACCGACGCTTAAAAGCGTGCTCTTAAGTCCGGATGCCGCGCTGTTGATCAGCCCGACATCGGAAGCAGCGGAAGCTGCAGAAGCCCCTGTTCGGTTAAGTGCAAAGGTAGCTGCATCGGCACTATCAGCGAGCGGCTTCAATGTTTCTGTCGATTCAACTGCCGATTTGATGCTCTGGGCCGACAAATTCTTAAAAGACGATGTCGGCTCAACGATGGGCTTGACGTTCAGAGTCGCAAAGCCTTTGAAGGATGAAGCCGGCGGCACAAGAGGTTTGGTGAGCGTCGCACGCAGTCGACTCAGCCGGTCTTGTGCTCGATCAAGACCCATAGAGAATCGCTGCAATACGGATGAGAATCCATCCTGCAGAACAATCTCAGCGGACAACAGACTATCGGCCATTTTTTCTCCTCAGCTTGTCCTGACGGGCTTTTTCTTTCTTGGAGTCATCAAAGAGAATGGCGGCAATCAGCGCCTTTTCCCTGGGCGGAAGCGCCGCAAACTTTGACGGCGGCCAGTGAAAGCGTAGCAGGCAAGCGCGTGCCACCTGCACTTCCAAGCTTCCGCCCTCGATCAGTTTTTTGCTTCTTCAAGCGCCTCTTCCAGGGTTTCGTCACCCATCAGCTTCTGCACTTCGCTGCGCAGTTGAATCGCCTCAGCGGGCTTCAAAAGCTTGCCAAGAAGCGCCTCGGGAGACTTCACGCCAAAGTGATCCTGCAGCTGAGCGTTGAGCAGGTTCGGCACCACAACAGAAGCCGCCATCAGCTTGGTCTGATAGGCCACAGAATCGAGAACCTGCGCCCCGGTCTTGGCATCACGTACGGTGCTCTGGCGCTCAATCTGAGTCACGTCGGCAAAAGACAACGCTCGAAGCGTCCAAGGCATTGGATTGCCGTCGGCGTCCTTGAAGCGCTTGGAGATTACGACTTGCTTGGTCTCGGACTCGAGAGGAAGATCGCAGAGATAAGCGGTAAGGTCAGACATCGAAAATTTCCTTCTGAGAAAAATTCAGGGCCGAAGCCCTGAAAAACGGTTTAGGCTCGCATGCCGTCCAAAATGTTGAAGCTTTCGGGCATTTCGAAGTCCTCACAGGTGAAGTCCATCGTTTCGTCAAGCGTCTGGTCGCTGTCGGCATCAAGCTTTGTGAGCGTGAGCGAATCGATGTTGCAGTCCTTGAGGACAATGGTCTGGCGCCCGGCGCTCGAAGTCGTGTCCTCGTTCGTGACCTGCATCTCAAAGTAGAAGTCGCCGCCCGTCTTCTTGTAGTCCAGAAGCAATTGACGCAAAACCGACGTGTTGTAGTGGAAGGTCGCAGTTCCGGAAATAGTCATGCCCACCGATTTGTGACCCTTGTTGACACGTCCCAAAATCGGCACATCCACCTTTTGCTTTTCGGCCGTCACATCAATGTTCTTGACCTGCATGAAGTTGTAACGGTTGCCGTTGATCGTGAAGTAGCACTCGCCGGCCGCGCCGCTCAGTGCATCACGTACATTCATCGTGATTGCCATTTCTCAAACTCCTCTCAATTGACGCGAACCGTCATGTAAAGCTTCTCCATTGCGGACGTCGGCTGTACGGCGTCGTTCACCACGACAGAACCCTTCTCCTCGCCCGCCATCACAACGATGTCCTCGTTGTCGTAGTTCTCGATGGCTCGAATGTCCTGCATCTTCTTGTGATGCGTATCGATCTGCGACCAGAAGGAGATGCGTCCGGACTGATCGTTGTTGACCTTGCCCAGGAACTGCGTGTTGAAGATGACGGCAATGTCGTTGCCGATCTGATCGATCACGCGAATCGTCTGGTTCTTCGAGAAGTCCTCGCTCTTTTCCTCAGTAAAGGTCGTGAGCGTGTTGATGTCCGTAAGCACGCGAACTTCGTCACCCACGCGGTGAAAGACGAGCATGCCGCTGTCGATAGCGGTCTCGAGCTTGCTCTGATCGTCATCGATGACGAGCTCCGTCTCGCCCGTGTACGTCGCGTTCGTAAGGCTCGACTGCACGCGGCAACCTGCTTGCGCGCCCGTCACCCAGTAAACGGCACCCGCTTCGGTATCGTCGCCGCCCGCCTTGGATTCGCCAACGCGCGCAGAACCCGCCTTGGCAGACGCAGCAGCAGATGCGGTTTTGGCAGCCGTATTCACCGAAATCACACCTTCGTAGTCCGCTTCGGCATAGTCGTAAACGACCGTCTGGAACTTGACACCTCGCTCGTCACGCATGCGCTTGGTCCACTGAACAACGAGCTTCTTGACCGATTCGTCAACCGTCGCCGCACCGAAGGTGTTGAAGCTGTAGCCTTCAAGCTTGGCGATGGCCGACTGCCAGTCACCCGCCGTCACAGTGCCGTCGGTGCCGCCCGTGAGCGGCGTCTTGGCCGTCTGCTCCAATTCGGCTTCCGGCAAGAAGTGAAGCCAGCTGTTGTCCACCAGTTCGGAGGCGTCCGCAACCGTTTGAATATCAAGCTGCGTGGTGCCCAGATAGGTCATCACGTCGAACATCTCTTCGCTGTCGGCATTGGTCTCGATGACAACCGAAAAATCGTTGCCTCGCACACCGGCATAGAGCGCTTCGGCAAAAGTGTTCTTGGCCTTTGTGGCCGTGGAATTCAGGCGGTACAGGTAGACCGTCTGTGCACCCATGAAGAGATCGCGCAAGCCCTTTAAGGCATCATCGGCGTAGTCGTAGCCGAGAATTCGACGGCTCGAGTAGAGAAAATCGCTCTGCTCGAGCTTAATCACCTCTCCGACGGGGCCCCAGGAGAGCGGAACCGCCATTGCTGCAATGCCTCGATCAGAAAGCGTCGCACTGGCGTGAGCTGCCGACACGAAGTTGATGTAAGCGCCGGGGAGCTTTTTGTTTTGCACGGTAAAAGTGCCACCACCCAACATTTAGTTCACCTCTTTGCTGTAAAAATCCTTGAGCTTCTTGCGGATGTCATCGACCGTGTACCGCTCGTCATCCTTGAGGATCACGGCGAGCACATCGCGATACCGACGAAATCTGCAGCTTCTCAGCACTGCGCTTTTCGTAACGCTTCGCGCCACGAGCTTGCGTTTTGCCTTGTCCGTCATTCTCACCTCACTCGTATAGTGTTCAGTTCCAGCGTCTCCATGAGCGCCACGTCCGAATCCGGATAGCGAACGGAGACTGGAATCAGCATGGAAAAAATCATTGCCTCGTCCGTGTAGCGCACCTCGCGCTTTTGCACCGGCACCATGTCGCCGGTGAGAAGATCGATGGTGCGGAAAACCTCAAAGAGCTTCTCAACGATTGCGGGAGACTCCGTGCGCAGCGAAGCAATGTCCTTCGGGTTGTAGATCACGTCGAACATCACTTCCTGCCGCTCCAGTTGTCCGTTCAAGCTCACTCGTGAACGAGCCTTAAAGCGCGTCACAAAGACAAAGAAGCACGGCAACTTCAGCCCTTGCGGAACCGCATCCGTGTAGACGGCGCAACCCTCAAAAGTCGACGTGAGCGTCTTGACCACGCCGTCGATCAGGTCACTAACCCCTAACTGCATGTCTCAAAGCCTCCTCAAAAGCCCTCTGTGCAAATCTCTGCGACTCGGGCTTGAACGCATCCATCGCGTCGCGCAGAAAATACTTCGGCGGCGCGTACCCGATCTGCTTGCCGTTGCGCATGATTCGGTGCCCATACTCGACATAAATCGAGTAGAAAAGCGAGGTTCCTATCGTGGCCGAGTAGCCGCTTTTGGTTTTGACAGCCGGCTGAAGTGTCCAGGAGCGGCGCAGCTGACCCGTGTCAACGGGGGTGGCTTTGACGATTCGACCAAAAGCTTCGGCTGCCACGGTGTCGGCTGTTTTCTTCATCACGGCTTCGAAGTTTTCCTTCCGCAAGCGCTTGGTCAGGTCGCCAACCTTCCCACGCTTGATGACAATGCCGCCGAGCTTCCTACTGGGCATAAGTCCCCCTCGGAATCGTGAGGATGACTTCCTGATGGCTTCGGTAAACCGCGGGCGCACCGGATGCTTCGTAGGCAGTCGTTCGCCCTTCCTGAGTGACCGTAATCCGAGAGCCGGGCTTGATCGTGATGTCAGGCGAGCAGAAAAGTTTGACCACCTGGACGACTGCGGCCGTCGATTCCGATTCGTCTGTCGTTCGAACAGTCGAAAAGGAGAGGCGACACTTGACGTCTTCGGCTACGGGAACAAACTTTGCCGGCAGCTCTCCGCCGGTGGCTTCGTTCTTCTCGGCCTTCAATTCCGAGATGACTGCCACGCCTTTGTAGAGCCGCTCGACAGCGCGTCTGACGTGGTCGGTCACCATGTCAGCCTCCGATAGCGCACAAGCGAGCCGGTAGACACGCGCATGCCGTCCACGAGAGCGTTGAACTTGGCTGTCGGATCGTTTGCGGCATTGAAGTTCACCGTGGTGTCGCCTTCCTTCACCGACGAGATCACGCTCTCGACGCTTTCAATACGCCCCAAGCTGTAGAGAAGCTTCAACACTTCCCCCGCAACCTCTTCGGCCTGCTCGGTTTTCAACCCGTCAGGAACATCTGAAGCGTTCAGAAAATTCGTGATGCGAGCGTTTGACAGCGACCAGCAGTAACGGATCGTCTGCTCGTCAGATTCGACTCCAAACTGCTTCAATCTGGCCGCAACCGTGTCCATGAATTCTTGATCGTTCACGCTTGACCCCTTATCGAAAAGCCCCGCCGAAGCGGGGCCTTTGTTAGCTCATCAGGCTGCAGGCGCCGCTCGGACAGCTGCCGCGCCCACCGTAAAGGTGGCACCCGACACCGCCGTCACCTGCCAGACAGCCTTCGTCGCGTCCTCGATCAAGTCGCCGACGATGATCGGAAGAACGCTGGCTCCGGGCGTGACTGCAGAGGCCTGACAGTCAGCCTTGGATGCGCTGAAGGTCTCGGTCGAGATGCGGTACGACGCACCCTGCTTGACCTCCTGCCCCTCCAGGGCGATCACAGCATCCGTCGCCGCCTTAACGCCCTGCTCGATGTGATCCAGATCGGTCTCAGCGATGATGTCGCCCGTGTTCCAATCCTTCGGGGTATATGCCGTAGTTGCCATGTTTAATCCTCCTTAAGCAGCCTTTGCCTGACCAACCTTGGCCTTGCCGACGGAATTCAAATCAAGCTCGCTTTCGGGGGCCTTAATGCCCGTGATCGACCCGTGCAGGAACGCCGGACCGTGAGCCAAGCCAACGGTTGCGTAAAGCATCTGACGGAAAGAAGCGCCTTCCTTGGCAAGGTCTTCCACAAAAACGGTGCCCTTGTTGGGAACGTTGAGGAAGACCGGCGAGATGTAGGCCATGTCCGCAACGAGGATCGTGTCGTTGGGCATGTAGAAGTCCTGCACAATGCCCAAAGTGCACTGGTTCGTCACGATCGTGTCAATGGCGTATCCACCAACCGTTCGAGTTGCCGGAGTGGTAAAGCCGTAAAGCTTCGCGTACAGGTCGGAGATCTGTTTGCGGACACGAGCAGAGCAGAAAAGCACAGGATTGGTGAACTCGGCACCGGCATCAAACATCTTGATCATCAGCTCTTCGATTATGTCGATTGTGAGAGCCTCGTTTCCTGCTGCAATGGTGTTCCCAGTAGAGCAGAGTTCGATCATGCCGCGGGTCTTGGACGCAACACTGTCTCCTGTGCTCTTTTGGTACTTGCCGCACAGGAAGGTGTATTCCAAGTCCTTAGCGAGCTTCTGCAGCTTGGCCGCACGCTGGAAAGCGAGCTCGTCGGGCTGTTCGATACCGAGACCCGCCGTCAAGCTTTCACCGTCAGCGGCAAGGCGTCCGGAATTGCCCATGCGGTTGTAGGACACGCCGAAGGTGTACTGGAAGATCTGCGTGGTGTTGACTTCCTGCTCGCGTGCAATCGACGTGATGGCAGGAGCCGTCATCGATGCCGTTTCCGAAATTGCCGGCTGAGCCGCGGCCTCAGTCTCATACAGAACCCCAGTCGGGAATTCCTGGTTGGTCGTGACACGCGTGTTGCCGAGACCTCCGATCATAGACAGAAACGGGGTCTTGTGGCGTGCCGCCTGAAAAAGTGCACCCTGATAGTTGGGGGTGGTTCCGGTCGTGGAAATTCCAGCCATTTTTTATCTCACTGTAAGTTGATGCCTTCTTTTGCAGCCGCCTCCACAAGAGAGAGCTGCTGCGCGAAGTTGTTCTGACTCTGAGCCTTTTCATAGGCCTCTTTGAACTGCTTGGCTCGAGCTTCTTTGCCGGTCGTGCCGACCGTCTGAGCCTGAGAACCGTTAGGCTTGGCAGGCTCCATGCCGGCAGGCGCCTGGGTGGCAGATTTAGCAAAAAGCCAATCGTTGCCTTCCTTGAGCGTCTTGATCTGATCGTCAAGTCCCAAAACCTTGTCGCCATCTAGCTTGAGGTCGTCCACGTTCATCAGAGCGCGAGCGGCCTTGGTCGATCGGACACCGGCCGCCGACAGAGCCGAATCCACAGCGAAGTCAAGCTTCATCTGCTTCATCTTCCCTTCGTAGTCGGCCTTGAGCTTTTCGACCTGCTCGGCAAACTCCTTGGACTGCCCCTTCTTGAGTCCGCTGATTTCGCCGGTGAGCTGCGAGACCATGTCTTCGGCAGCCTTCTTGGCGTTGTTCACTTCGTCAAATCGGGACTTAGGGATGTCTTGTCCGAACTTTTCAAAAACGGCCTTCGCCTGTTCGTCAGAAAGCCCCAGTGCAGTCAGTTCTTCGAGTTTCACAACTTCTCCTTCCAACTCATTTAGAACCCGGTTCAGTCCGGTGTTGTCGGGGCGCTGATGCGCTCAGCGCCATAAGCTGACAGAAGTTTGAACCCAGTCGTATAGTGTTCAGAGCGCCTACTCCGAATGCCTCATCAACTCTCGAATGAATTTGCGAATTTCTCGCAAAGCATTCAGAAACGTCGGAACCGAAAGCGCAATCGCAAACGCAAATCCAAAGTAAACCAGTGCCCTGGCTACAGTGGTCAATTCTTCAGGAACCATCCAACGCTCAATGAAAAAACAGATTGATATAATTGACGCTGTTCCAAGAGGTTTCACGTCGCCTCCAATAAGAACTCCGAACCGCTGAGCCCCCACTCGGCGGTTTTTCATTGATGCAAGTTTGATGTCGGTCGTATAGTGTTCAGCGCTCCGCGAATTTCTCCGCCCATTCGCGGTACGTCATCGATGACGGAACCTCGACGGATTTGCCGTCGGCATTGCGTGCGGCACGCATCGCGCTGCGCTTGCCAAAAGAGATGAAAGGAATCGTCGTGGTGCGGCATCGAGGATGAAACGGAGGTGCTGTAACACCAACCTGACGATCCGAGAGCTTGAAAGTCTTTCCGTCCATCTCCCTGCAGATCTCGGACGTGCGACTGTCGAGTGTTGCCACAAGCTCGTAGCTCTCGACATCCATTTCCTTGAAGGCTCGAAAGTGGGCGTCTTCCTGAAAAAACGCCGTTTCCGTCAGGATGAGTCGCTCGCAGTTGGACATGCGCGTTTTGATGGCTGCCGACACCTGCTCCGTGACGTCGTCAAGCTGCTGAGCCATTTCCTTGGCTCCAATGCCTCGTGCCACGCCTTGCGAGATGATTTGGGCGACCTTGTTCACAAGCGTCGCCCGCTCCTGCCAGATTCGCCCCGAGAAATTAACGCCGTCGGCCGCCCAAGCTTTTTCGAGAATGCTCTCGATCGTCCTGGTATCCAGGGCTGCTACCGAAACCCCATATCCGACACCGACCTGAAGTTCATACGCGGCACGAAAATATTCGTCCTGCAGAGCGTCCGACAGATAGCTTGTGATCTCCGCGTTGATCGACTGGTACGCCGCTTCGACTGCGGCCTGAACCTGAATGAGCAAGGACTGGAGACGCGCTACATGCACCCGGGCGGACATTTCCTTGAGCTGCTTTTGCCAAGTCTCCGCCTCAACGAAATCAGAGGCCTTGCGGATGTACTCCTCGACGGACATCTTGAATCGCCTGAGCTCGGCCGCCGTCAGTCTTTTCTTGGCCTCTGCATACGAAACGCCTTGCTCACCGGCATAGCGTCCATACCACATTTCAATGTCGGCAATGATCTCTTTTTCCGCATTTGAAAGGTTGCGGACAACCTCCCGCACCTTCTCGACGCTCTTGTCATGTCGGGACGCTTCGAGCGACTCAAAACGCTCCTGCCAGTAGGGATCATTCGGCTTCATTTACTCGGCTCCGGACAGAGTTTTGTGCAGGAAATCCATCCTTGTAGATCTCCAGTTCGTCATCCTCCTTCTTGAGTCGCTGTTCTTCTTCGTCGACATCCGCGACGAACGGCAGCTGGCCGAGTAGCGTGCGATTGGACACTCGGACGCCGAGTCCCTGAAGCAGCTGGATGACTTCCGCGGCGTTGATGATCTGGTCTCGGTTGAACGTGATGCGAACGGGCTCGTATGCCACACCTCTGCGCTCGCAGACGAAGCGAATGATTTTCTCGAGTGCCTGCGTGAAGCAGTTTTGCATCAAGGAAGCGTCGAGATCGATGTCCATGTACATCGACTTGATGTTCATCTGGTTGGCGTTCGAGCCGATGCGGTCGTCCTTGGCGTCGTAGCCTCGGCCGTTCTCGATGATGGCTTTTTTCAGGCACTGCAAAACGACCTGAAAGTTCTCTGTGTTCACCTCGATGCGCAAGGTATCGACGCCGCTGTCGGCTTCACCGTTGACAGAGCGCACCTTGATGGCGCCGTAGGTCGCTAAGTTCTGACGGAATCCTGCTAAGTCCTCGCCATCGTAGTTCTTGATGACCAGGATGGTGGAATGGATGTCTTCCTCGGTCCGGTCGGCAAAAGACGAAAGAATCTGGTTGTACGCGTCCTGCAAGCCTTTGACTCGAGAAATCAGCGGTTGCTCGTAGTAGTTGAACTTGAGCGGGATCAGCGGAATCTTCCCGTCTTTGAAGCGGAAATTCTCGTCGCCCTGGCGCGCGTAGTATCCGCCCGGGTTGTCCACGTCGGCGGTCAACGTGGCGCCGTCAAGATCGAACCTCGAAATGCCGTTGTGTGTGAAGATCTCGCACTTGTGCCAGACCTTCGGCACACCGCCTTCGTACCCTTCGACAAGGTAGACACGCGCAGCGCAATCCAAGTCCGTGTGTTCCGCATCGTTCCAGAACGGCAGCACCTCGTAGGGCTTGAAGAACTGAAACTTCGGCTTGTTTTCCTGATCGAAGTACAGATAGACCCACGCAATGCCGCCCCAGACGGAGTAGGTTCCGGCCATCAGCAAGCGGCTTTGGAAGTCGCTGTCAAACACCTCATCGAGAATCGCCTGCAAGTCTTTGTTGTTCGACTCAAACGTAATGGGCTTGCCAAGCAGGTAGCTGGCCTTCTGATCGACGAGTTTCGCAAACTGGTTGTCCACGAGCTTGTTGTTTGGCAGCGCTTTGAGTTCTACCGGATCGCCGAGCTCGCCCATCACCGTGCGCTTTTTTTCGCGCACATCTTGCACACCAAGGTAGTAGGCCTCGCCGTCGAGCTGTCTGGCTCGCACCGGTCCCGGCAGCCATCGAGCGAGCTCAAGCTGCAGAAACTCAATGTCCGTCATGTAGTTTTCAGCGCCGTGCTGCGTGAGCGTCATGGCGAATTGAGGGGAGAAAAGGTCGAAGATCATTGAAGGAACCACTCAAAATAACAATGGACGGTGTACCCGGACGCAAAAACCGTGCCGAGCACCAAGGCCACCCACCTGAAAATGCGCGTAACCCAGGGAAGCTCGTTATCTTTCTTCATGACAAGCCACTTGATCACAGGACTTAAAACTGCTGATAAAATCCTCATGTCCATAAGTCATCTTCGAAGCAGACTTTGGTCTTTACTTGAGCCGTTCGGTGTTCCAGCACCGAGCGGCTTTCTCATATCGAAGGAAAGTATGAGCGCAGTCGTAAAGTGCCTTTCATGCTTTTTTCCGAATTCGGAAACCCCTACTCGAAACTCATGCCGGAGCCGTTGAGAAGCTTCATTGCGGCATATCGAGCCGCGTCCGGACCGTGAGAAAACTCGTGATCCGGCTGATCCTTGAATTTGCCGCTGGGCGTCTTTGCCCAGGCGTATGACGTGATGTCCCGCCAGAAGCTGCCGCAACGCGGATGCACAACCCATCTGAAGTTCTGCAGTTTCTGGATGCCAAAAAGCACGCTGTCGCGTCCCTTGGAGGCGCCTTCCGCCTTCAAACCCTGATCACGCAGTTCCTGGATTGATTTGGGTTCGGCCGAGTCGCAGATGAGTCTCAGGCCGCCCCAATTGCGCCGAATGATCTGATCGGCGAGCATCTGGTTGGTGACATTGGTCTTGTAGATCTCATCGACCACGTAAATGGTCTGCTCGCGCTCGTCGATGAGCAGCACGACATAAGCCGTCGGATCGGTATAGCCGAAGTCCACGCCCGCGATGAGGCGCAGGCGATCCCTCTCGGCAATCTTTCCCCACATGCCGGCTTTGCGCTTGAGTTCTTCGTCTCGTGCGGCAACGAGCTTCTTCCAGTCGAAGCCCTGCTGCTCGACGCGCTGGTAGATCACACCTTCGCTGATGCCCCATTCCCCGAGACCTTCGACGCGGTAGCGCCTCGGGTTGGTTTTCTTCATCTCCTCAAAGAGTCGGCGGTCGGTGTCGTCGAGCCACTCATTGCAGCGGTAGGTCGTCGTGAGCGTGAAGACGTTGTCGCTTGGTGTGTCAAAAAAGCGCTTCTTGCCCCACCACGCTTCCGACCACGGGTTGAGCGTAAGCGTGACCTGCTTGAAGTGCCCCTCTGGCACCTCACCGCGGATACTCATGTCGAGCTTGTTGAAGGCATCTTCGTCCGTGACCTCATAGGCCTCCTCGATCCAGACGAAGCAAAGCACGCCGTGCGGCACACTGATCGATGTGATTTTGAGCGCGTTGTCCATGCCGCGGAAAAGGATTTTCTGGCCAGTGGGCAGGTACGTAACTTCGAGCGGCGAGACTGAGAACTTCCACAGGTGCGCAACGCCCAGGCGCTCGGTCGCCCACTTCAAATCCGAGTAGCAGCTGTCGCGTAGAGTTGCGAAGGTTCGGCGCACGATGAGCGCGTTCGACTTCGGGTACTTCATGAGACGAAAGATCATGCGAAGCGCAGCGGTCTTGGACTTTTTGGATGCGCGACCTCCCTTGATGCACTCGTAGCGCCTCTGGTCTTTCCAGAATTCGGAGTACCCGCCGCCGACAACCTGACTAAGCCGGACAATCTTCGCCATCGGGCGCCTCCGTCTTCTCGTCTTCGGGAAGGTCTTCGACAAAAACGATTGCCGCGCTGTCGTCCGCCGGCTTTTCTTCAACGCCTCCGGTCATGTCCAGGAAAAGCTTCATGGCCTTGAGTGCGCTGGCGTGTGACGCCCTCACCTTGATGATGCGAGCTTCGGACGTGTAGTCGCCCTTCTGCTCGACGACGACCTGCTCCTCTTGGCTCTCCTGGCGAATGATTCCGCTAAGCCGCTCGAGAATTTCCCGTCGGGTCGCCACGCTCTTTGATGCCACCTGCTCGTAGAGCTCTTTGAGGTATGACTGGACAACCGGATTTGCCTTTACTGCTTCCGCGGCACGCTGTGCCGTAGACATCTTCCCGATTCGATAACCTGCTGCACGGTACGACTCAAGCAGCTTTCCTGTAGAAGCAAATGCCTCTGCAAATTTTCTCTGCTTTGTTGTCAGCCCCATTGCCGTATTGAATCCGTAGTTGTTTCGTGGTCCTCAAGTCTGCACCGAGTAGCAAAGTGCGCCTTTTTTGCTGTTTTCTGACGATTCTTTACGTTTTGCGGTGCGAAAATATGACGAAAGAGGACTCATACCATGCGCAAAGCTCTCGCTTTTGTACTTTTTTCCGTCTTTTGTGCATCCGTTTCTGCACCCGTTTCTGCCGAGAATCTCTCCGACAAGCAGATGGTTCGCATCTGTCAAACGCAGATCAAGGATGCCGCTCTTTGGGCGACGGGCGGCGCAAAGAACTACATGGCCTTCTCCAATTGGAAGGTCAACCGCGGCAAAGACGGTAAAGCCAATGTGGTGACGGACTTTGACCTTGGCACTGAGATGCGCGTTGAATTCACGTGCTTCTTCGAAGGCAACAAAATGGTCAACGCCTCGGCAAAGAACAAGTCGGGCGAACGATCCTATGACAAGCTGAAACAGGAATTCGGCGAAGCTCTGGCGACCGCTCGCATTTCTCACCCGGGCTTGACTGAGGAAGAGTTCATTTTCAATCGCATTGGCGAGGTCGAGGCTGAGTACACACTCATCGACCGCAACGGCGATGTTGCCCATTACCAAGAGTACACGGGAGCGGGAAGACACCGTGTCGGCCCCATCCGTCATGAGCCAACGCCTATCGCCAGTCGATACAGTCCTCCGAACCCATCCAAACCGGAAGAGAAAAAGCTTCACGGTCTTCTGGGGAACATTCAAAGCGCGTTTGAGTGGGCGTTTGGCGAGTAGGCTCTCAAGTATCGCCTCGGTAGTAGCGTCCGGGTGCGGACGGAACATCCGGACCGCTTCGTGAGTAGTAGAACTTGCCAGTGCGTGTCTGCTTGACCTTGAGAAAGCCCCTGTCCACCAGTCTGTCGAGACATGTTCTGAGGTCGTAATAGGCGGAGTAGGGTTCGCGCACGCGCAGGTCGGCGACGGTCCCTCCTCCTTCTTCGCAGATGGCCTTGAGAACTGCGTAGAGTCTCGCGGTCATCTTGAAGGAGCCTTTTTCCATCGTCCTCCGCGATAAGTGAGCGGTTCTACTTGAAGTATTGCGGGAACTCGCGCTTTATGGCGTTGACGGTTCTCGTGATCATGCAGACTCGGCGCTTGGCCTGATCTGCCGGCATGGCTCTGCAGGCGCGCGCGGCTTCGACGAGTCGCTCGGCAGCCGCAGGCGGCAAAAGCCCGGACACACCCAAGGGTTCGTCCAGGCCGTTGACCATGCGGAAATACTCGATGAGCTCGCGCTCTGATGCCGTCGACTTTTCAGAATTGCTGAACATCCCAACCTCCTCCGGAGCTTTTCTTTTTCGGGAACACGACGAAGACCGAGAAGGGATACTGCGTGGCGCATGCCTTGACCTTCACCTTGCTGTCGTCGGCAAAGATGGCAGGCGATCCCTTGACCTCGTGCAGCTCAAGCGTGCCGTCCGGGCGCAGGACGAGAAAGTCCGGCGTATAGAAGCAAGCACCTTCAGCAATCTTCAGCTTGAGCGCTTCGAACCAGTAGGCCGTGATCCTGCCGGCATGCTTCTCGCTTTCGAGGAAATTGGAGTAGGCCTTTTCTGTGCGGTTCATCTGCCCGGACTTGAGTCGCCCCTTGGCGTAGAGCCGAGACTTAGCCGTGGCCGCTCGTTCAAACCCTTCAGCGAACATTCTTCTTTGCCTCCTTGGCCTCTCGTTGCTTGAGTTCCAACAACCCCTCGTAGTAGCCCTGCTCGAACGCCGAGAGCTCTTCGCGGCTGGTGTAAAGCAGCGTGTACCGGCTCTTGGCTTCGCCGTGCAGTGCAGCGTCTTTGCCCTGCCGTCTGGCTGTCTCGTAACGGTCTTCTTTTCTCATGCCGCAAGCTTCTCCTTTCTGATGCGCATTGACTGGCGGAAAATCTTGTGCTCGCGCACGTGGTTGACGGCGGCTTGAGCTCCGAGCAGGAACGTGATCTGATCGAGCATGTTGAACGCGTCGGCGATCTCTCCGACGAGCTCGTTCCGGTTCTTGTCGCTCGGCGTGATCTGGTAGCGGGCAATGGCCGCGCATGCCTCTCCGAGTTCTTCCTGAGCCTTCACAAGCTGCAGGTCTTTGCCGTAGTGCTTGGCGATGTCTTGCAGCGCCTTTGTGTCAATCATCGGTTTGCTCCTTTCTTCCGTTCGTGAATTCTTCGCTTGCCCTTTCGATTGCCGCATCAAGCCGCTCTTTTGCCGCCTGGATGCGTTCGTGGTCTCTGCGCAACTGGCGATAGCTCCTTTCGTTCAGGTACAGCAGATCGCAGACAGCCCCGCAAAGAATCAGGGCGTCGTAGTAGTCAATTTCCACCTTTGGCATTTGTTTTCTTCCAAATTTGCTTGCAGGCATTTGCACGAAACCCAATCAGAGATCGTTGCAATCCTCGTTTTTCCCTTGCCCAGCAAGGCTTTCAGAGCGATTCAATTTGCTTGCACAGTTTTGCGCCTTTCTTTTCCTTAAACCGATCTACTTCAGGCAACGTCGCCGATTCCACAATCCCGACCAAGATGCGGTTGATTGCGTCGCGCAATCCGTGTGTCAGACGAGCTGCTTCTCCAACATCTGGCCAAGTGCCTTGTGCTGTTTTTATTGCAATTAATTCGAGCTCTGCCAAAATGACTTTGGCATCATCAACTGCCCCTAGCGCCTGCTCAATCTTTTGATTTCTATGTCTGATGAGTTTTGAAAATGCCGTCATTTAGTAATGCCTACGATCAGTTACCAGAAAATTTTTCGTGTGAGTGTCCCTTCTGTAAATCTCCAAACGCTCTGGAATGGTTTCCCATCATCCGGAACTTGACGGCTTATGCGCACGAACAGAAATTTCACCCGCTTTACAAAACATCTATCCTGAACGATCAACCAGTAAACAAAATCTTGAAATTTGTTTCCCCTAACGAATATTTCTGTGGCGTTTGCCATGGCTGTGGTCGAGTGGTTTTTTACGAAAATTGCAGAATGGTCTATCCATGCAAGCAAGGGATCGAACCAGCCAAGGACATGCCTGAAGACGTCCTGCAAATATTTGAGGAAGCTCAGTCTGTAATGCATCTCTCTCCTCGATCGGCATGCGCTCTCTTGCGAATTTGCCTGGAAAGAATTGCTGATCATGTTGCTCAACAAAATGGGATTCATTTTGAAAAACGCGAACGCCTCTACGACAAGATCAAAAAATTGAATCTGCCATTTGCCATTCAACAAATCTGCGATGCGTGTCGACTTGCAGGAAATGAAAACGCCCACACTGGAGAACTTGATCTTTCCGGTGAAGATACGGCTGAGATTGCATTGACCTGCTCGGAGCTGATCAACGTGCTGGTGAGTATGTTGATCTCGCCGAACATTCAGGCTGCTCGCGTCCTGGAAAAACTCGGCAAAAGCTAATCTCATGCGGCCTCCCCGAAAACGTCGGCCGTCAGCGGCTTGCGACGAGAGTCGCCAGAGAAGCGCTGTGCCACGCATTTGCCCTTGATGCGATCGACAAGGCGCTCGCCGATGATCGGGACGAGATCAATCGGGGCGAGGTTCGACAAGAAGATCGTCGGACGGTTTTCAGAGAGTCGTGCGTCGATCACCTCGAAGAGCAACGTCTGCTCATTGATCGACCCGGATTGCACGCCGAGTTCGTCAACCACCAGCAGATCGATGTCGACGTAGCTGCGGATAGCCGCATAGGAGCTTGTCTCGCTATCGGGGTGCCACTGCGCACGGATGTAGCCGATCATGTCGGGAACTCGCGTGTATAGACCGGCCGCCTGCGGAAGCAAAGCTTTGATGATCGAAATGGCCAAATGTGACTTGCCGGTGCCAGGATTGCCGTAAAAGAGCAGTCCATAGCCGCCTTCTCGAGCCTTTTGCCACCCAGACACGAAACGCTTGGCAAGACTGAGAGCCGCCTGCAGCTCAGGTGTATCGGCAATGAACGTGTCGAAAGTCTTATCTCTGAAATCGGCAGGGATGCATGCGCGGCCAAGAGCCTCTTCGAGACGCTGCCGCTCACGCTCAGCCTCGATCTGTGCGTAAACAGCAGCGCGACCTCTGACGGCTTCCTCTTCCCGCAAACGGTGGCAAACAGGGCAATACCCGTCCGACACTTTGTTCTCGCCAAGAAAGACCACACGCGCCAAGTAACGGCCATGCAGCTCACAGCACCGCTCTTCGTCGTGCCACTTCATGCCGCCGAAACCTTTACCGCCGACAATTTCGGCAAGCGATTGAAAACCTGTTTGCATCATCAAACTCCCCAGTTCGTGGTCCCGTCAGGGTTCACGGACTTGTCGTAATACTCTTTGCCAAAGTGGAATGCCGGGTCTTTGTGCGGAGGCAAGGGCGCTTTGCCGTATGTCTGCGCCACTCTTTGCTCCTTCTGGCGTTTGATCCAGTTCATCCAAGTGCTAGTCCAGCCCTTATCGCTTCGGCGCGTGCCTTGCCCTTTGCCTTGTGTCCAGTAGAAGCGGAATTCCACGAAGACTCTCTGTGGATCAAGGTCCGGGCGTATCTGCTCACACAGCTTCCTCCATTCGTCAGGAATGGCCTCCAGTTCGAACAGGTGCGTGATGGCTTTGCGCTTGGCAGGCTTTTTGGTCTCAGCAGGGTGCTTTACCGTGCAGACCGCTGTATCCGCCGTGTTTGAAGTGGTGTTTTCGGCGGGGACTACGTTAGCCGTCTGAGGCTGATCCGTCTCAAGCGAAAATGACGAGCCGTCTACTGACAGATTTATCTGTTCATTTATCTGTTCTTTGTCTGTTATGGGTAAACGTTGTTTACCCTTACCGTAAACGTCGTTTACCGTATCCGTAATCGTTGTTGACGGTAATCCTTGTTTACCGTAAACGTCGTTTACCGTAAACGTGATTTCCGAAGGTCGTGCAATGGCCTTTTTCAGGGAAATGACCCCCTTCGCCGCAAGCGATCTAAGCGTCTTTGTCACGCATTGCTTGGTATAGCCAGAGCGTGAGCACAGCGTCTCCTTATTGGAGTCATCAGAAATAATCGCCGGGTTGCATCTTCCGCTTTCGGCATTGCGGAACGACAAAGCGACCACGGCCACGAATTTTTCGGTCGGGGTCAAGTCTTGCCGTTTCAAAATCGCAAGCTGGTCCGTCAAATTTCCGAAAGCCATACGACACCTGTCGCTCAATCTTTAAAAATCGGATTGAGGGCCTTTTTGGGTATGCCGGTGACACGTGCTACATCTGGAACACGCTTGGGCGGAACGGCACCTGCAGCAAGCCAAGCTTCAACAGCTTGGCGCGATACATTGAGTTGTTCCGCCAACTGGCGGCGTCCTCCCGCCGCCTCAATAGCCACGGCAACCGCATTAAAACGGTCACAGCAAGCGTCATTTGTCCGAGTGGTTGTCATTCAAACCTCCTTATAGCAAGCAATAGTAGCACGCTTAAACGAAACGAGCAATCTACACTTGCGTAGCGACATGCAATTTTTTCTTGCAAACTGTCGTCATAAGGAGGAAAAAATGAACAACATCCGCGAAGCAATGCAAGCCAAAGGCTTGACTCAGCAACAGGTCGCCGAACACCTCGGCGTGTCGCGACAGGCCGTTCAGCGTTGGTGCCAAGGCTTTCCGCCGTCCACGGAACGCCTCAATGCGCTTGCAACCTTTCTTGGCGTTACAGTCGGCTATCTGACAGGTTCGGAAAAAGCAACTGATGTCCAATTCGTCACAGATGTGGAGGCGCCACTTCCTGGCGACGAATACATTCGTGTCAACGTGCTTGATGTATCCGGGGCCTGTGCTGGAGAGATCGAAGCTCTTGGAGAAGAAAACGCAAAAATTGTCGGCGGCGTGGATTTTTTCAAACCATTCCTGCGACAACTGTGCGGAGTCACATCACTATTCGGCGGGGACTACGTTAGCCGTCTGAGGCTGATCCGTCTCAAGCGAAAATGACGAGCCGTCTACTGACAGATTTATCTGTTCATTTATCTGTTCTTTGTCTGTTATGGGTAAACGTTGTTTACCCTTACCGTAAACGTCGTTTACCGTATCCGTAATCGTTGTTGACGGTAATCCTTGTTTACCGTAAACGTCGTTTACCGTAAACGTGATTTCCGAAGGTCGTGCAATGGCCTTTTTCAGGGAAATGACCCCTTCATCATCGAGCCACACGATTCAGAGCGGACGATCATCATCGGACGAGTGGTGTACGTCTTTAACGGCATGAGACTTTGATCTCGCGCAACTGACACTCACAAATAGCCGCCTCCGGGCGGCTTTTTTATTGCCTTTGACAACTGAAAAAGCAAGTGTCGCTTGCAATTATTTTTTGCTAGTGCTAGTATCGCTTTACAAGAAAACGCAATCAACACTTGCGCAAATTGCTAGGTTTGAGAGCGGCCATCACAGAAAACAAAGGCACACCATGATCGACTACCAACCCAACAAAGTCATCCTCACGGGCGAAGACGCCGTCAAGTTTGCGGTCTCCCAGATGCAAGCCGCAGCTTCGAGCATTCAGATCACGCTTGCAATGTTGACAACCCCCAGCGCGTCCGAAATTGCCCGAAACCTCGAAGAAGGCAAAACGGTCGATGGAATCGATCTGGCTCGCAAAGAATCCGTCGCGCTGTATGGCGCCGTGCAAGGCCTCGAGATCGTCTGCGGCAAGAAGGATCAGCAATGACCCCCTCGATTGACACCTTCGGCTTTGCTGAGGAAAAGCGCATTCAGGAAGGCACCGACGCAATCCTGGCGCAGTTCAGAGAAGACGTTGACGACTTGATCTGCGCTCACCTCGAAAACATCAGCGACAGCTCCGTCCGGTACAGAGTTGCCGGCTACTTCGCGGACTTCCTGGAGGAAGCGTTCGGTGCCACCGATGACGCCAACACGATTCGCAGCGAAGAGCGCACGGCATACATGGATGCTCTGACCGATGAACAAGAGCAGGAAGCTGTACGACGCCACCCGTGGTGAGGAGAGAAGAAATGGAATTCAAACCAGTTGACCACAAGCACAAAGTCCAGATCACGCAGGGCATCTATCTCAAGTGCCGCAGTTTCACAGGTGAGACCGTGAGCATTTGCTGCGGCGTAGCCGGATTCACTGCATGGCTGCATGACATTCCCTTTGAGGATTTCTGCCAGGGAATTCGACTGCTGAAGGCAAACACGGATTTCGAAGTGCACACATTGCGCTGCCCGTTTTGCGCAGAGTGGACTCCTTACGGAGGCATGACTCTCGCGCATAACAAAGGCTGCATAGAGATCAGCTGCGACCGAGCCCACGCGCAGCTTTTCATTGAGTACGCCGAGGACTTCATCCGCGAAGTGAAGGAGCAGATCGATGCGCAAGCTGCTTGACTGGCTCACAACTGCTGACGAGCACGGCGATACGCCCATCGGTCTGATCGTGGCCGTCGCCACCTTCCTGATCTGTATGTACGCAATCGCCTGTATGCCGGGCCACTGAACTAACCAGAAGGCGAGTCCTTCTGTCTGCCGCTCTGATCGAGTTATCTCCTGCTCGATGCGAAGACCCCAGGGCGGCAGACAAAAGGATGCTCGATAAAGGAGACATCAAGCCGGTTGTGATTCCGGCGGACGCTATGAAGCAGTGTGGCAACTGTGGAGCCGAGCGCGGCACGACTACGTAGTCAACCGTAGATCGTTAGCGGGGGTGCAGCCGCCCCGTCAGGCCAAGCTCCTTTCGCAAGAGAGGAGCCACGTGAGGCCGTTCTAATTCCGTAGATTTCTACAGAATTGAAGCGGCTTTACGTGGATTTGTAACCAGACACTGATTTGCGGTGCTATGCGTGGATATGCGTGGTTTTGAAGCTTGATATAAATCAAAAAAGGGTGTCGAGTTGTTTCTGAAAACTTTTCTTTCCGGACAAAAAAAGTAACATACGCCCCAACAACACCCCGCAAGCTTAGCTCAGTGACGAGAGTCATTGATGACCGCTCACTCCGCGGGGTTTTCTATTTTTGCAATCTGGAAATGAAATATCAGAAGCCCCACGCGTCCCTCGCTCAGCAAGTACAAACCTTAGCGGATAGAGGCTTGACTATTGAAGATCCGGCATCAGCCGAACACTATCTCTCCATCATTGGCTACTACCGTCTGAGCTCCTACTGTTATCGGTTTGAGACGTCACCAAATCAAGGAAAGCGTAGCCACTTGTTCTTACCTGGGACAACTTTTAACGACATTATCAACGTCTATGTTTTTGACCAGAGGCTTCGCTCTCTGATGCTTGAGGCTCTTGAACGATTTGAGATTTACGCCCGATCAGTTTGGTCTCATGAAATTTCTTTTGTGTCAGGTGCACATCCCCACATGAGTGCTGAAAATTTCACTGACAGAGACGAATATTTCAAAAGTTTCGTCAACTTGATGGAAGAAACAAAACGAGCTGAAGGAAACTCTGAAGAAATTCAACACTATGTCCATGCGTATACCGAGCCGTTCCTGCCTCCGATATGGATCATAGTGTCAATCATGAGCTTCGGTGAGCTTTTCAGATGGATAAAAAACACCAAAAACCAGAAAGTCAAGAACAAGGTAGCAAAACAGCTGGGGATGCCTAACACTCAAGTTTTTGAGGGTGTTTCTCGCGTATTAACTACTGTTAGGAACATTTGTGCTCACCACGGAAGATTATGGGATAGACATTTAAACACAAAGCTTCCGTACATAACAAAGAACCTTCGAGTGCCAATGAAAGCAGTTCAGGGAGCAAGCGGAACAGAATCCGATCCTCGCTTGTTTAATGTCATTGTGATTCTGGCTCACATCATGGTCTGGATTAACAAGGATAGTTCTTGGCCAAATAGAATTGCGAATCTTGTTTCCGCCAATTTGGGAAAAAGAGAGCAAGCAATTATGGGGTTCCCCGAAAATTGGGAATCAAATCCTTTCTGGAAACTTAATACAGAGAAGCATTCGTAAAATGGATTAGCCGCCTTCGGGCGGCTTTTTCGTATCCACACCAAGCCTCGCACACGCGGGGCTTTTTCTTTTTCCGGAGCCGACATGAAAGAGGCTTACTTTGACCCAGCTCTGCAGAAACACAAGGAGCGCCAGGCACTAATCCACAAATGGCAAGCGCGCCGGGCGTTCTTGAAGAAACACGGCCGATTGATCGCGCTCAGCATCATCGGTTTCGGTTCGTCCATCGCTTTGGTGGTCTGGAAGATCTTTTGACAAATGCCTCCCCGATCGGAGGCTCTTTTTTAGGAGTACCTATGACCTACGCAGTTATCGATCCCGCATCCGTCGGCCGCGCCGCACGCGACATGACTCGTCTCTCAAAGGAAATCATCGAACTCACCATTGAGGCCGCCAACGGACTGGCCGCCCCCGGGGACAGCGTTCGCATCGAGCAGGCCGCCTTGCAGTTCAAGGACCTTGCCGACCGTTCGGCAGTCTATGTGAAGGCTGTCCTGAAGCAGGCCGAGGAAAAAGCCAAGGCCGCCGCCGAAAAGGAAGCAGCGGAAAAAGCTAAGAAGCAGTCGGAAGAAGAAAAGAAACCTGCCGAAGAGGAAAAGAAGTAATCTCTGATCATCAGAGAAATTCGTGAGAGGATCTGATGAGACAAAACTGGAATCTGCTGCAGGAACTGATGACGGCCATCGAGGAAGAGCGTCTGCCCTCTTTCGAGAAAGAGGCTCTCGACGATGCCCGATGGCTCGAAGATCAGTTCGTTCCGGACAACCTCGCCGGCGACCGAAAGGCCGCCCTTCGCTTCGTGATCGACGGGCATCTCAAGATTCTTCTCGAGATCGGCGCGATTGACGGCGTGTCTTTCATCCCAGCTCTCGGAAGTGCCAAGGTAGCACTGCTTACCGCACCTCGGTTGACCGCTCACGGGCACGAGTTGCTCAACGCGCTCAGGCAGCCGAAGCTCTGGAATGCCATAAAGACCTGCGCCATCCAGACCGGACTGGGGCTCACAGCGGAAACGCTCAAAGCAATCATTCCGAAGGCCATTCAGTCTCTCCTCTAACCCCTTCCCTTTCTCTCAGCAAAGCCCGCCTACGTGCGGGCTTTTTTTATGGGGGATTTTTTCGCTCACACAGGACTCAAAACCATGACAGAGATGAAGGTTTACAAGGCCATCTCAGACCTCACAGATGAACTCAGGAAAGAGGGCATCAAAAAAACAAAATCTGCAAATGGTGGCATTTCTTACCAGTATCGTGGCATTGAAGCTGTTTACGCTGCCCTCTCCCCCTTGCTTCCCAAGCACAACATAGTGATCTCTCCAGTTCGCATCGAAAAGGAGCCGGACAGCACTGCCGGCAAGATGCGACTCGTTCGCATCAAAGTGACGTACCAAATCACGAGTACCGAAGACGGCAGCCATTTCTGCGTCGAGACACTTGGCGAAGGAGCCGACACCGGAGACAAAGCTGCAGGCAAGGCAATGAGCTACGCCTACAAAAGCCTCATGTTTCAGCTCTTTTGCATTCCTGTTGCTGGAACCGCTGACCCTGACGACAAGCCATCACCGCCGGCCGAACAGGCGCACCCGTTCGTCTCTGTTGATCTCGTTGAGAGAAACCGAGCCGCGGCCAATACCAGCAAGGAAGCATGGGTCGAGTTCTGGAAGAGTTGCACCAAAGAAGAGCGAGAAACACTGCGAGCATCCGGCGAAGTCGATCTTGCCAAGAAGATCATCGAAGCCATGCAGGGAGGTTTGCCATGAGTAGCCCGCTTCAGCAGACAGCGCAATGGTTCGCAGACCGCTGCGGCTGCTTGACAGCTTCACGCGCCGCTGCCGTGCTTCAGCGCAGAAAGGACGGGAAGCCCACTGCTGCCTACGAGGCTCTGATTGACACACTCATCTGCGAGCGTGTCACAAACCAGCCGGAAGGCATTGGCAATCCGCCGTCGATTCAGTGGGGCAAAGACCATGAGGACGAAGCTCGCGATGCCTACGAAGATGCTACCGGCGAACTCGTTGACCTCGTGGGATTTATCCCGCACCCGACAATCGAGTTCTTCGGTGCGTCCCCCGACGGCCTTGTGGGAGAAGACGGACTACTCGAAATTAAGTGCCCGTACAGCACAAATGTTCATCTACAGCGCGTGGCCGCAGGAGTTGTGCCGGAAGAGTACAAACCACAGATGCTCGTGCAACTGCTCTGTACCGGTCGCAAATGGGTTGACTTCGTGAGCTACGATCCGCGCCTTTCCGGCGCATGGTCGCCAGCCAAGCTTTTCATCGCGCGGTATGAGCCAACGCAAAACGAACTTAATACCGCCCTGGAACAATGTGAGACGTTCCTTGCCGAAGTCAGAACGCGTTTCGACGCACTTGCGAGAGTTGTTATCAAGGAAAAAGCTCCACAACCAAATCTTGCCAGGACACGTCCGGATGAACCCAACGAGGCTTGGGTCAAAGCTTACGCACAATGAACCAACTAAGGAGCGGCCGCAGCAATGCGGCCTTTTGCATAAATGACAAATAGATTCGAGATTGATCCGCGGCTCAAGAAGATTGCCGATCACTACGGCTTCGACGCTCAAGCCGAAAAAGCCATTGAAGAGATGGCCGAACTGATAGTTGCGATTAAGCACCTTAAAAAGCTCGACGGCAACAAGGCGGACTACCTTGTGCATTTCGTTGAAGAGATGGCAGACGTGAAAATCATGATCGACCAGCTTTGCTATTTGACCGACAAGGACATGCCAGACGATTGCGACCTGAAAACAGAACCCGAAATCGAATTCAAGATCGATCGTCAGCTGAAGCGTATCGCTGAAGAGGAGCTCAGCAAATGAGCGAGACCAAAACAGTGTGGCACAAGTACCCCGAGGTGCCTCTGCCCGAGACCGAGTTCGCAGAGTGCTACCTCGTGACCGCAGTTGCTGAGTACTCAAAGCCGTATGTGCGTACGGCGTACGCATGGAAGGACTTCTCCGCCTATAAAAGCGAGTTCAGAGTGCTCGCCTGGGCAGAGCTGCCCGAGCCGTACAAACCCGACTGACGTTTGACATCTTCCATGGCCATGACGCATAATCCTCTGGTCACGCAAGTAAAAAGCGTGATCGGGCGTGGAAAACCGGACGTACCAGCAGGCGCACATGCCGCCTTTCGTTCATTCGTCTGAGCGGATTTTTTGTGCGCGCATCACCTTCATGGGTGAGGCCTGCGGGCAGCTTCGTGCTGGCCGTCTCCTGTAGGGCGGTTTTCCACCCCGCAGCGCCTCGCTCACCACCGTAGAAAGTGGCGCGAGGCTCCTTGCAATCACTACAGGAGTCTTGCTATGCAAGCTGTCAATCCATCCGCTTCGGCGAAAAATCCGACATTCGACCTGTCCTATCTCGTACAGGGACTCAAGAACAAAACCATCAGCGACGAATACGCGAAGGAACTTTCTTTGAGTCTTTGCGTTTCTGCCAAACACATCCTTCTTTTAGCCATCGACAAGGCAGACAACAAGTTTGGCCTGTGTTCGCAGGCTGACATCCAGGGAGCACTCGTTGCATCTGCTGCCCTTCTTGAACTCGCTGAGCTTGCTGTCAACGAAGTGGAGAATTGCCATGAATGAAATCATCAAACTGACCGCTCAGAACATCGGCGGAGAAACCCAGCAAACCGTGAACGCGCGCGAGCTTCACGCATTCCTTGAAGTTGGCAAAGACTTTTCCAACTGGATCAAAGACCGCATCGAAAAATACGGTTTTGTAGAAGGCATCGACTACGTCAAAATTGATTCGCCAAAATTGGCGAACCAAAGGGGAGGTGATCGTCGCTCGATTGAGTACTACATCTCGTTGTCGATGGGAAAGGAAATCGGCATGGTTGAGCGTACCGAAAAAGGCCGCGAAGTTCGCCACTATTTCATTGAATGCGAACGAAAGCTCAAAGAAGCCAGACAACAACCGGCTATCGACAACCTGTCCAAACTTGAAATTCTTCAATTAGCAATTGAGTCCGAACAGCAACGAATTTCTCTTGAGCGACAGAACAAAGGGTTGCAGGCGCAAATCGAAGAGGATGCTCCAATGGTTGCTTTCGCCCAGCGCGTCTCTGATTATGGTGACGCAGTGAAGCTTGACATTGCAGCCAAAGCAGTAGGTATTCCTCCCAAAGACTACCGCACCAGTGTCAAGGAGCTTGGGTGGTTGCGAATGGATGGACACCCGATGCAATACGCAATTGACCGAGGATATATGAAGGTCCGCGTGTTTGAAGTCCCGCATAAAAGCGGGATCAAAACTCCCTCGTACACGCCTCTGATCACAGGCAAGGGACAAGTTAAAGTCGCACAAGCCTGCGGATACACATTCGTTGCTCAGAACGATTTATTCGCCCAAGCATAACCAACCACAGCAGCCTCCGGGCGGCTTTTTCTTTGCCATGAAACCCAAAAAGAGACGCACCAAGAAGTACCAGCCCGGCAGGCCGAAGATTCCCGCTTGGGCATACGACGCCTGGGGGCAACTGACTGAGTCCGACATCAAGCGCATCGACGACGTGGTCAATGTCGATCTCAACCTGATCCGTCTGGGAACATACGATCCGGAACGGTACAAAGACATCCTTTTCGCTCTCAAGCAGTTCTACTCCTTCTCCAAACGATTCAACGGCTCAGACGAAAATGAGCTGCTTGCGACGATGGGAACCGCTGCGACGCAGTGCCTTTTGGGACTCTCCGAAGAAGCTTACAAGACCGGCAAGCCTGCCAAGCCAACTTATGTCGAAGCCATGTTTGAGCCACTTGAGCATGCTCTGGCTACGTACTCGCTCATGATGCGCGAGTGCTATCGAAGTGAGCACGAAACGGCCAGACGCGAAGCTCGCCGGATGAGCCTCACCAAAGCAATCATGGAAGTCGGAAATGGCGGCTGCTGGATCGTCGATCCCAAAGACACCGCACAAAAAGGAATGGACAAGCTAGGCAAGGTTGGCATCGCTTACGTCCACCGACGCTGCGAGATCGGCTACCTCAAAGAAGACGAAGGCGCCATCTTCTGGTGCATTCCTGACAAACAGACATTCATCAGACTCGAAAAGCCAACTTTGGTTTTGCTCTTTGAAAAGGAACCGAGCCATGCAAGAGCCATCCTCAACCAAAACAAGTGACATGAAAACACGGATCGTGCCGATTGACCACCGCAGAAGCGTCATCAAGCTGACGCCACTTCGGAACGGCTGCATCCGACTTACTTACCACACGGTAGGCAGAAGGATATGGCTGTCTGATCTGACCGATCAAGAGGCGCTTGCGCTGCAGGCGGCCATCAATGACGCGCTGATCGAATTAGACAATGAGGCTTACGATGACAACGTCAGACCAATCTTTCCTTTATTTAAAGGCATTTAAATAGATTGGCTTATTTTTTATACCGTCATTTATACCATAGGGTTTTAATCTGCTAACCCGGTCACAGTCGATAACGCGTCTTTTTTCTCCGCTATTCTTTGAGCAAGCTCTGCACCTTCCGCAGATAATTTTGCACCTTCTTCGAGAAGTTTTGTGCAGCTGGCGAGTCGCTTTCTGACAGGTGTGCAGGAATCGGCGTCGGCTCTGGACAGTTCGGCGCGATAACGGTCGGCTTCGTTGCGCACCCGGTCAACGTCAGCCCGAAGATCGACAGACTCAGCACGAGCGCGCTCAAGTTGATCCCATGCGTCCGCAAGCTGCTGCGCTTGGTTCTGCTCTTTTGATCGGTACTCATCAGTCTTTTCCTTTAATGCCAAAGCGTGCTGAGCCTGCATGTCGGCAATGTCCGCCTCATAAAGTGCCGCCGCATACTTGTAGCCGGACACGAAAAGTGCTGCGGCCGCCAGTGCTGCACCTGCCCATTTGAACCAGGTCACTCTTCCGTCTCCGACAAATCGATTCCTTCGAGATCAGCACGCCTTCTCAATACGTCCCGATAGCACTGCATGTTGGATAGCTGCGCATAGAGAACCGCCTTCGGACATGTCGGTTTGAAATTCAGCGAGCCGTCTTCCCACTTGTCGAGCATTGCCTGAAGCTTCCGAACTCGGATCACGACCTGGAGGTATTCAGCTCGGAATCTGTCCTTGTAATCCGAGGATTGCATCAGCTCGATTGTGTCTTTGAGTTCCATGAATATTCTCCTTGCGACTAAACAGAAACCTTGAGCCCAGCAAGTTCCGCGCCTTCCTTCCATGTCTCAAGGCTGATGTTGTCTGCTGCCGAACCGTTCTCGTGATACGCAATCGCGCGTGCCAGATGAAGATAGACCTGCGGGTTGCTGTCAAAGTCCAGAGGATGATCAGGCTCAACGCCAAGTCGGTCACACACGTGCTTGATATAAGCATCCGTGTTGTTTTCCACAGGGGGAGCCCAACGATTGATGATTTCTCGCACCGTGGAAAGTCCGTACTTCGTGTGATACGTCATCAGCGTCCGGATCAATGCACGGCATCCGTAAGCCATGCTCGAGAACGTGCAAAAACGTTCGTCGCTTCCGGGCAACTCCTGTCCTTCCCAAACTTCGCCAGTTTTGTCGATATTCCCCGGATTATTGTTTCGCAGGCCGCGTGTCGGCATTGGTTCCCTCCGTTTCAGCTACTTTTTCAACCGTCTTGTCCAGCTTGGCATTGAGCGCATCGATGAGCTTTCTCACGACCGGCGGCACCACACGCAGGCCCATCTTGTCCAAGTTCTCGATGATCGAGCCGAACTCGCCAGCCATGTATGCGCAAATCGTGATCGACTCGATGATCTGGAAAGGCAAGAGTTCGCAGAACGCCACATCCAAACCATGAGCCAGCGCAACAATGCAAAAGGCCAGCATCTTTTTGAGGACACCGAGAGCGTTACGCTTGCTCGTCCAAGTCCCTGTCAGTACGGCCGCCAACGTACCCGTTAAAAAGTCCAGGATGACAAAGACCACCAACCAGATCAGCAACGGACCAGCATCGCCGTACAGAAAAGAAAACACCCCACCCATGCTTCCGCCCAATACCATCAAGGTCCGCTCAAATCCAGTAGGCAAAATTGCCACCAAGTCTGAAAGTCTTTGGATCATGCTGACTTTTCCCAAAAGTGCTTTGCCTTTGACTTCAGCTCAAACCTCCGGTCTGTTCCGATTGTTATGTAGTCGTACAGGTTCACAAGCAACCGGATCACAAACGCCAGAAGCACCAACCCAATCAAAACAAAAAGCATCTGCGTGTGAATGGGTAGCAGCCAGAAATCAGTCATCGCCAAAAACAAAGCTTCGGTTACAGGTAATTCATCAAAATGGCTGTGAGCACCGCAGCCAGTGCTGGCGCAAATAAGGCCTTGAAAACAGCCCAAATTCCGCGTCTGATCTCTGCCAGCAATTCAGCCCGCCCTTGACGCCGAGCGTCAGCAAGTTGTTGCGCGTCCATAAATTCCTCAAGTCTTCTCAGACGTTCTTCAAAATCCATTGGTAAAATGTCTCCTGTCAAGGAAGCCCAATTCCATCGATCACGCCCCCGAGTGACGCCAATCACTGCGGGGGTTTCTTATTCACTAACCCATGCTCCCGGGTTCTCTTTCGTATAGTTCGCCACGGCAACAACTGCATCTGCCGCCGCCCACAAAGAGCGAAGCAAAGGAACTGCCGCAAGGATGAGAAACACCCAAACAACTATCTTGCGTAGATTCATCTCGCCATTGAGCAAGTCATGTAAAATCCTCATAGACCTCCTGCGGTTAGAGAAGGTTTCACCGAGCCCCGAGCAGTTGCCTCTGCTACGGGGCTTTTCTCATCCTACGACCGGCTTTGCCGTTCATGTATCACTCTCTGAAATTGAGCTTTTTTCATTGTCTATTCAGAGGTGCGACTTATATGGACAAGCTTCTCATAGAGGAATCGGCTCACGCGCACATTTGTGGATGTACCGGCACTCACAATAAGAAGTGCCCAACGCCGCAGCCAAGAAGAAACGTGATCGCCGCAAGTGCGATCCAGTACGGTCGAACCGCTCGACGCGTTTCAGTATCCAGACCGGACTTCCACTCCGTGATCTTCGCCTCAAGCTCATCGCTTACTTCGTCGACCTTCATACCGAGCTTTTCCAAAAGTTCCTTTGCTTCGTCTTTTGTCATTTGCCCCTCCTTTTGGTGGTTCTAGCCGCATGGTAGTTTCAGTCGTAAAGTGTCAAAAAAAGACCGCTCGAGGCGGTCTCTTACGTGAGCTGGGGATTAGACGTAGGAAGGAATGTAAACGTCGAAGCCTCGTGTCTGGATGATGTCTTTCATTCCTTTTGACTCATAAATATCCGTGGCAATTTGCTGACGGTCAGGGCTTTTCAGAATTTTCCCCTCGTCTTCCAGCAACGACACCAAGTCCGAATCAGCGGCAGCGTTCTGGCACCAACTCGACAGCGCGTTCACAGCATCAAGATCGTCCTGGGGCGCCGTAGCCAACCCCGCCAGTTCGGAATCGATGTACGGATTGGAGATAGGCTTCGGCTGCGGCGTTGTGCCACCGTCTCCGCCTCCTTCAGGATCTTCCGGAACGCCGATGACCCATGCCGCATAGAACGCCTGCGGCGTCACGTTCATGATCGGGAAGGTGTAGAAGCACTTCCGGATGTCGGAATACGTTTCAGGGAAATTTGTCGGATACGGTCGGCCAAACTTGTGCTCGCGCTCAAACCCGCGTCGGAACATGTCGCAAAAGACGTAAAAGACACAGTCTTTCAGAGCTTGCGGCATATCGGCGTTGGGTGTCGAAAAGTATGTAGATACTGCGGCCTCGAGCGGAGCCATCAAGGCGGCATAGTCAGAGGCAAAACCTGCATTCTGAGCCTGCGAATAGTCGAGAAGCTCTTTGAGCTTAGCCTTGACCTGAACTTCTGAAATCATGCTGCCACCCAAACCGCAATGACCGCCGCAGAGCACACGACAAGCGGGCACACCAGATCGAGAACCGCATCCTGACTCCACTTGCGAATGTCGAGGCCGCTCCACCAGGGCGGCGTACCCAACTTTCTCTCAGCCTGAGCAACCTCTCTTCCCCAGTAGAAGCCGACGCCAAGGAAGCCCCCCATCGCGGCAGCGGCCACAGCATCCGCCCCCAATCCAATGGCAGCACCCGCCACGATTGCCTGCATCAGCAAGGCCAACCCGGCATGAAGCACGTTCGATAAATTCACAGCCACTCCTTAAAAAGGACATGTCTGTTTCGCTAAAGGAGAAAGACATGTCTTTGACTACAAAAACCATCGCAAACCTAAAGCCAAAAGAGAGCCGGTACTCCATCGCCGACGGCAACGGCTTGACCTTAAGAGTTCAGCCTTCCGGTTCAAAATCGTGAGTCTTTCGATCGCACCACTCCGGCAGAATCACCGACGAGACCATCGGCCATTGGCCAGAAATGAGCTTGAAACAGGCTCGGAAGATACTCCGAGCCCGCGTTCCTAGACTTCCGGCTTCTTCGGCCACATAACATCAAGCGGGAACTCCTCTTGCTGCGGCAGATCGCGCAGCGCCTGTCGGTATGCCTTGATTGATTCGAGGTTTTTATCTGAGATCGGGTAGTCAGGCATCAGCAAGTAGTCTGTTTCTGCGATGAGTTTGTCGCGTTTTTCTCGCACTTCGGCGGCAGCTATCTCATCCGCTTGTTCTGCTTTTTCGGCTTCCTTTTCGGCGTTTTTAGCCTGCCATTGATCGACAAAAGGCTTGACGTAGCAGGCGTAGTTTTCTTCGGTAGGATCTAGATCGAATCGAATCTGAGTACCGTTTTCCTGCGTGAAATAAGCGCAAAACCCATCTTCAGGCCACCAGAGCATATAAAAGAAGTTTTTAGGAAAGACATCTGGCAGATCAAAATCGAAGTAAAGCGTTTTATCGGCAACTGCTACAGATTTGCCGCCATCGGTATAAACATGAACTTTTTCCATTTTGACTAGTTGATTTCCATATAAAGAACCGAGGTTAATGAACCGTTGCTTGTGCCGCCGATTGACCAAGAACCTCCAGCCGGAACCAGAATGGTGACGCATTGAGGTTGCTCGCCGTGATAGCCGCTAGTGTTGGCTACCGTCGTACCGTTGACCTTTACGTCATGCACGGCGCCAGAGCTGTTGATGTACACGATCGTGTTTTTGGTGCAACTCCCTGATTTCGGAGTTCCTTGCGAAACAGGGTTTCCGATCGTGAGCTTATTGCTGTTGACTTTTTGAGTCACCCACGCGGTCGTAGCGATGCTGTTGTCGTTACTCTCCGTAACTGGGTGAGGGACATCCGTATAGAACGTGCCATCGGCATGATGCCCCACCGTAAGACCAGCCAGTTCGTAGGTGTCATCCTCACGGGCGTATCTGCTTAGGAGTTGGATGTTTTGACGTCCATCTGTGTATTTGTTGTACTTGATATAAGCAGCCGCAAGGCCATTTTTGTCATAGACACCCAGGGGCCAGAGCTGGATGTTTGATGTTGGAGCGGTTTTTACATCCAGTGAACCACTTGCGAGTCTGAAAGGCTGAGTGCCGTTGGATTCGATGTTTCCAGTTAACTTAATCCATCCTGCAACGCTCACATCATTGTTGACATTTAGGACGCCGTTGATGTTGACGGTTGATGCCAGATTGACATTGTCTGCGTTGATGTTGATCCAGGATTCGTCGCCATAACCCAAACGAAGAGTTGTCGCCTTCGTGGAGCCTGCCACAGGTTCATAGCAGGAGAATGTGTAAGTCACATTCCCCAAGTTGCTTATAGCTATTTCGTTACCTGCAACACGGTTGCTAGTTTGATTAGTCACTCCCGATCCATACAGGAAGTGACCGATATACATCGAATTTGATGGTGCCTGACCTTTCGTGTAGTTCTTAACCCGTCGAACGATATGAGCTCCGCCACTTCCTTCTATTTGCAGCATTGAACCCTTCAGAACAGTCGTTTCAACATTACCTTCAACTTTCCAGTTTCCGGAAACCTCGCCACTTCCAGAGACAGTGAAGAGACCACCGGAAACACCTAATCCGCCGCCAAATTCGGCGGGAACATCAGACCTTAAGTACGCTGTACCGTCTGCTTTATGGCCTATGGTCAGTTGTGCCCAGTGTTGATCTCCGTCAGAATAGTCAATGTCAGCCAACAACCATTGCGATTCACCGCTACTCTTTTTGATGTATTTGAGCATAGCGATTGCATGAGCTTGAGCGTCGTAAACACTGACAGGCCACGCTTGAACTTCTGATGACGGAGGTTGTGTGATATCAGAAATTTGAGGGATTGTCACTGCAAAAGGTCTTGCATTTCGGACCTGAATAGTTCCTGTTGCAGAAACATTGCCAGTGACTTGCAGTAACCCACCGACATTTAGATTGCCGCTCACGTCACCGTTGCCGT